TGTCTATCTTGTCCATTTTCAATAATGAATTTTACATAATAAGGATTCTCTGGGTCATCACCCTCTGAACGTGTAACATCATATGCAGATAGTGGAATTACATTTGTAACTCCATATTTCTCATGAATATCCAACTTCAAAAAGAAATCACCATATTTACACATATTACGAATCCATGGCCATAAATTAAATTCTATATTCAAAACATCATAATAAAGATTGTGTAAAATATCATGTATATTATCCGAATCTGAACGTATATTTAATATCTCACCATATTCAGACCTCATCGTTGATTCGTCTGCGTATATATCAAGTGCAGATGATAAAATGGAATCATTATCCATTGATTCATAGTCTTGAAATAAACCAACTCGTTGTGAAGATGCTAATGTGTTATTTTTTGTACCCCAACCCATTGGTGACATATTGTTATACAACTTAGTAAACCTATCTGTCATATCTTGGTTTATAGCTTGTACCCTATTGGTGTCAGCTACTTTTAAAGTTCTTCCCCCTGCATGTCTAACAATGACATTTGTGGAAAATAATCTTTTTAATCTAGCTCTTAAACTTTTATCGGCCATTTTATCCTCTTCCTTATATTAACCATTCTAATGATTCTTTACTATCACCAACATCCATTTGCCAACTATCGTTTTTATTGGCATCTTCGGTATCATAAACACCTTGATGGGATTGAAAATAATCGAATGAACGTTTTGTAAGTTCTATACCTTCTGCTCTCAATCTTAGAGCGGTATCTCTAACCCACAAACCTATAGCTAAACTCATAACAAGGTCATCATTGTACCCTACCATAGCTTCAGCTCTACTATTCTTATATATAAATACAAACAACTCATCAATTAATCGTTGTGAATTAACAATTACTGATTTTTCTCTGAAATATTCCTCTAATTTAGCGATAACAAGTGGTCTTGTCTTTGCAGTCATACTAAATCCTGGAACCATGTTCCTATCTTGACTTCTATATCTATTTGTCAATTGTTTTGCTGTATCTACATACATTAAATCTTTTGATGTATAAAATAGATTCGGATATTCTGAATCTATTATAGTTTGTATCGCAGACCAACCAATATTATTGTTTTCCACGATTAATAATGCTTTATTATACTCTGTAGCAACACTTACACACATATTACCAAAATCTTTAGTTCCAATTTTACCTTTATATTCTGCTACTTGTTTCATTGACTCTACGTCAATCACATGAAACGCTGAAAAATCTGTACCATCTCCTCTACTAACATCTGCACTAACTACATAATCTTTAGAATAATCTGGATATTCCCATATCCACATATTAGAATCAAATCCTCTTTTTTCAATTGGTTCTTTTATATAATTTTCTCTATAATCTTCTATTATAAGACCATCAATTACAGTTTGACCAGAAGTTATAAAACTACAATCACACTCTTGAGCGGCTAACGATGGCCCTAATAATAAATCTTGTTTACTTCTCCACTCTTCTCCTCTTTCTGGGTGTATTGTCCAATGTAACTTTATAAAGTTCCATCCATTTATCCCATCTTCTGCATCCATCCAAGTTCTATGAAACCAATTACCAACACCATTTGGTGTGGATAGAGCAATACATTGACCACCCGTAGATAGTGTTTGTGAAGCGGCAGCCCATATTGTATCAATCTTTTCAATAAACGCGGCTTCATCAAGAACTAATAGAGATAGTGCTTCTGAACGACCAGCTTCTTCCGAACTTGCTACAGCTTTAACTTGTGAACCATTTTTATATCTCAAAGATAATTTGTTATCTTCAACACAACTTTGTTTTAACCAAGATGGTAGATTAGCATGCATAACACGAACTTTTGTTACAAGATTTTTAGCAGTATCTTGTTTTGTAGCAATAACAAGAATATTTTTATCTTGATGAAATGTCATTAACCAAAGTGAATATCCAGCCGTTAATGTTGATATACCCAACTGACGTGCTTTTAAAATAACACTAAGTCTATTATCTTTAAAGTCTTCCAATGTTTTTTCTTGAAAATCCCATAAATGAAATGGTATTTTGCCTTTAATTGGATGCTGTATCATACAATACTTCTTTAAAAAGTATACTGGGTCTTTGGCACACTTGACGTATTCAGACCTAACTAATGATTTTAAGTCTTTTTTATCACTCATTACGCTATTGAACTTGAATACATTGTCTGTACTTTACTTAAATAAGTTTCTGTTTGTGAAATTAAAGATGCGTCACTACCACTTGCATTCAAATTAACAATTTCTGTTTGTAATGAATCTGCAATAGTTGATAGGTACGTAGGATTTCTAAGATTTCCTCTCTTATTATCACTAAGAGTTTGTATCTTTGTCTTTAACTCTGCAATTGAACTTACAGCCATGTTAGTTCTCCTTAGTTTCTATTTGAGATAGTTCTAAATCTATCTTTTCTAATAATTCTTTAAAATGTCCTATAGCTTCATCGGCTTGTTCTATAATTTTTTCTTTATTAATATCCCATTTTTCCTTTTCAACAGAATGTCCATCAGGATTAATTTGATTATAAAATGTGATATCTCCTTGATTCTTCCATTCATCAACATTTTGTAATTGTTCTTCTACAAAAGAACGTTGATTTAATAGAACCTTCTTTTTCGCCCAATCGTCATATTCACCAGTAATTCTTAACTTATTTTCCATAATGACTTGACAATCAAAACAATGACCAAACAATCTCCACATCTTGTCATCCAATTTTCTCTTCATAACCTTATCACATTCTGGACAAAACCAAGGTACTCGTGCTTCAGCCATAATATCAGTTAAGTGACTTTTTCTATCACCCTTCACTTCTTCTTTTTTATCCATCATACTGACAAATATTCTTTTTTCTGGTGTACCACCCTCTAAAATAGAACGTAATGCTTGATTTTGTCTTTCTGAATCTTTACTATATCCTGCCATATTTATCCTATACGTATTTTAATAAACCTAAAATTTGATTGACTGGTGCAAAAGTACCAGTGTACTTATACAATTTATCATTAAATGTAAATGTTATACCTTCTGTTGAAGTTATAGCACCAAATCCACCAATTGCTTCTAATCGTTTTAATTGTTTTTCTAATTTTTTTATCAAATTTAAATCACCACTACCCTGAACTGCTGTTATAGTATCTTCTATATCCTTTTTGATTTTTTGAGCTCCTTCGTCTGGGTTAGCAGTCAATAATTGTGTCATATTTAACATTATTTCTGTACCAAGTCCTAAAAACAATTCTTCCCAAGGTAAAATATTTTCTTTAGATATAGCTTTGTGGTCTTCTTTATCAGTTTCTAATACCCAATCTAAAAACTTTGGAAATTTCTTTAAATCCTTTTTAACTTGCGATAATTTATATGACTTATCAAAAAAGGCCCATCGTTTAACTAATTTAGTAAACACACTTTCTGGTAATTTAACCTTTGTTTTCTTTGTAGCTTTAGTAATATAGTCTGTCCAAAACGCTTGATGGTAATCACCTAATGTATTATTTGGTTTTAACTTGTATTTTTTCTGTAAAGTGTTTAATTTTCCAATATAGAATTTTTTACGAGTTGAAAAGTTTTTTACTTTTGGTAATTCTACTACTGGTGGATACTCTATTTTATATTGAGTTTGTACATCCTTGTTAACTTGTTTAATCATACCAGTTAACATTCTTGCAAATTGAGAATAGTCACCTATTGCATTTCCTTTATCATCATATTGAAGTACACCATGAAATATTAATAATGATTTTTCATATGGAATCACATTCGCTGTTTTTGGATAGATAATTTCTAAAGACATAAATTGTTCACCCTCTTTAAAAATCTTATCTCTTTGTTTATCACTAAGAGCACCTATAGCATCTTCTAAATCAACCATAGCTCCTGCAAAAGCTTTGTGTAAATCACCTCTACCTGCAAACATCTTACTAATACCATTAGTAGTTAACGCACTAGCACCTTTATTCATCAAATGACCCTTGTTTCTAGCCGCTATAAGTTTACCATTTCTCCAACTTATCATTATATTCTGACCATCTGTCTTTTCTGTTGCTGGTTTTTCTTTACTAAGGTTACCTTGTAGTGTATTAGTAATCATTGTTCTGAAATCTCTGAATGTTAGATTATTATCATCAAATGGATGTGCTAAATGTCCATATGCTCCACCTTCTGTCATTAAACGTTTTACACCATCTACAATATCAATTCTTTCTTTTAATTTAGCTTTCTTACCTTTAGTTCCTTTAGAAGACCACGTGGTTTTACCTTTACCATATTCTTCTGTTGGTTTTTGGGATATATCAACTCCTTTACCATCTTGATGCATCCATTTAAGTATTTCCCAACCAAGTCTTTCTGATATACTTGTTAACCTTTGTAAATAATCCTTTGTGGCGTGTTTACTACCTGGTATAGAACCAACTCTTCCAAACGTAACATTAGATATTGGGTCGTCAATCATAGTAAAATCCATGTCAGGGTCTAAAACTTCTGGTTCTTTATCTTTTATCATAAATTCAACAACAGACCAACCAGTTTTTTGCATAAACCAAGGTACTGCATCTTTAGCTACTCTATAATAGTCTGAAAAATTTCTATAAAATGTTCCTGGCCCATCATCTGGTGCTCCACCACCTGCACTCGCACCACGTTTGGAACTGGTAGTTGAAGTAGTAGAAGACTCTTGTATCATTTTTGGTATATCATTGTCAACACAAAAATTAGCTACAATTTCCTTAGTCAAAAGTATACCTTTTGGTTGCTTGTGGTCGAACATCAATCTGTTCGTAATTAATTCATACATTGAGTTGTCAAACTTACCGAAAATAACCTTAAATAATTTTTTCTTTTTCTTGTCATCTATATCTGGGGAACTTAAAAGTTTTCTAACTTGTGTTCCACTTATATTAGAACCACCCACCTTTAACTTAAAGGTTGGTACTATATAAATATACCCGTTATCCTCGAAACCACTCATTTTTGTTACATCACCAGTATATGGTTTGTAATATTTACCACCAAGTCTACTACCATCTTTTTCACCAACACCAACTGCTACAGCTGTATGTTCTGGTTCGTATTTGGATAGGACATTAATCGGCGAATAAACATTTTTTTCTTGTACTATCTGATTTTTTCTGATATTGTACATCTTACTAATAATTTTTTGTTTCTCTTTAAAATTAAAAGGATGTCTATCACCACCACTTACATTAGATGTAGCTATAAAAGTATCCTTATCACCAAACTCCTTTTGCATTTCTTTAAAAGTATTAAAATGTCCTGCATGGAATGGTTGAAATCTACCGACATAAACACCAACAATCCTGTTTATACCTTTAGGGTCAGCACCATGTACCTTGGATTCTCCAAGAGTATCTCTAACAACAGATTCTACAAGTTTTTTCATTCCCTTCATTTTGTATCCCTAATTTTTTTCAGTTTTCTTTTAATAGAGTATCTATTATCTTTTAATCTTTTCCAAATGCCCTTAATGGGTGAACTTCCAGATGGTATCCATTTAAAATACATTAATCTATCAACTAAACCATCATTTTGTTTACCTTCTTTTTCATATACTTTATACGCACCACTCATTAATTTAGCATAATTTTCAATTACCTTAGTTCCAACACCTCTACCAACAAACTTTTCTCTATATACATCTCTTGCAACTGCTAATTCTGGATTTATTTCCAAATAAACTATTATATTATGATAACCTTCTTGCCGAGTTTTTTTCAACCTACGTAAAATTTTTGGTGGTTTCGAAGCTACTGTATCTATAACAAGTAGTTTACCAGCACTATGTACCTTATCTTGAAACAAATCCTTATCATATTCTTTAGCTAAATCTCTAATATCAAAAAATGAAGCGTAAAAATCTTTATACAATTGTTTGTAAAAAACATTACTACCTTTATCTTTATTTTCTAACCACCAACTAAAATCTTTTGGAAAGGTTACAATTTTACCACGATTAGAAGAATATTCAGTATTTATTACAAATTCTTCAAATGCCCGTTCACTACTACGTTCTTCATCTGGTGATACCTTTGACAAATGATTATAATGTAACATAGCAGTATCATATTGTAAAGCCATAACTTGTGCATCGGAATTGACCACATTATATCCCTTAAATCCTGGAATCCAACTATTACCTTCCTTATTAATCCAAGTTGACTTTCCAGCTGCAGGTAAGCCCATTAAAACAACACAAAGTTTCCCTGTATCTTCAAGGTACTCTCGAAGTTCAGTTCTTACCATTTCTCTTAAAAGTTTTCTTAACATTAAACTTCCAATGCTCTCCTAAACCAACCAAAGTAAAATTTTTCTAAGTCTGGTTTTCTTGTTACTAAATCAGCATAATACTTAACTCTATATGCTCTAACTCTTTGTAACTCAACTCCATCCATAGCCGCTATTGTTTTTGGCCCCATTCCACCATCTACTTTAAGTTCTGCTCCTTTAGCATTAGCCGCTTGTTGAAGAATTTTTACTGCCCTTCCTCTACCTTGATTTACACACATATCAAAATAAATATGTCTTAAATCTTCTGATAAAGATTCTACTTTATTTCTATCCCAATAATGTTCTTTGTAGATTTCTATTGCACCTTCTTTTGTAAGGTTCTTTATATCTACATCTGGGTGACTTCTTTTAGCAACACCAAAATTAGTTTCACCACCTGGGTCTTTAGGGTCATTTACATAACCGCCTTCGTGGTGTAAAACCACCTCTATTATTTCTTCGAATTTTATTAACATTTCGTGACTCCTGATGTTATTTTCCTATATATAAATATCATTAACAAAACTTATCGAGTCTTTCTTTAAGGTTCTCAATTTGAATTTGTCGTTCTTTTACAGCTTCAATTAAACAAGGTATTATTTTAGTATAATTTATACCATAAAAA